GCAGACTCTGGCGCATTTGTTGCAGGCCAACGCGCACGAGCAATTTACACCACCACTCCAGCAAACTGGATGGAAGGCCCTGTCACTTATGTTGGCGGCGGAACCTTTATTATCACAGCAGATTTGATTAACGGCAGCGGAACATTCTCTGCATGGACCTTTGCAGTTGCTGGCAACATTGGAGCAACAGGACCGACTGGACCAACTGGTGCCAACGGAAATACTGGCAACACAGGTAACACAGGCCAAACTGGCCCTATTGGACCAACAGGTACTAACGGAACTATCGGCGTTAATGGCAATACTGGCGCTACTGGTGCTACGGGTAATACAGGAGCAACTGGTAACACTGGTGCTGCAAGCACAGTCCCTGGCCCAACTGGACCTACTGGCTCAACAGGTAGCACTGGCGCTACGGGCGCAGCCAACCTCTATGACATCCTTATGCTCGGTGGTATGTGATACGCTTATACCATGAAGATTGCTGTCTACGCAATATCAAAGAATGAGATACTTCATGCGGAACGTTTTGCGAAAGCCTGTGCTGGTGCTGACTACATTGTTGTTGCTGATACTGGTAGCACGGATGGAACACAAGAGGCGCTTAAAGCGCTGGGAGTAATAGTCCATCAAATCAACGTAAGACCATTTAGGTTTGATATGGCTCGTAACGCAGCCCTAGCCTTAGTGCCAGAGGATGCTGACGTCTGTCTTATCTTAGACTTAGACGAAGTACCTGAGCCAGACTTCTTCAAGAAGGTACGCAAGAAGTGGAAGCCAAACTCAGATCTTGGCTGGATTACCATGAAGACTGACGCTAACAAATGGGAGCGAGATAGACTTCATTCCCGCTGGAACTGGACATGGAAGTATCCATGCCACGAAGTAAATGTTTGGTACGGCAAGCACGATACGATTGATTGTGACATAAGAAATGCAGTCATCGAGCACTTGCCAGATAATAGTAAATCACGTGGGCAATACCTAGAACTGCTAGAAATGGCAGTCAAGGAATACCCAACGGATGCACGCATGTGGACCTATATGTGTAGAGAATATTTTTTCTACGATAGATGGCAAGATGTCGTGAATGCTGCCACCAAGAAGATTGAATGTGGTGGCTGGGATGTGGAGAGTGCAGCAGTCTGCCGATGGGCAGGAGAGGCTGCGCACCAACTAGGCAACGAAGAAGACGCCCGTGCCTGGTATGACAAAGGCGCACAAATACTTCCCTCACAAGGCGAGCCATGGTTCGGAGTAGCCATGGACGCTTACAGAAAAAAAGAATGGCAGCGCTGTTTAGATGCTTCTCTCAACGCTTTGGAACGTCCTCGCTCCAACCACTACTGCTACGAAGCAGCGGTCTGGGAGTGGAAGGCTTATGACTTGGGTGGCATCGCCGCTTACAATCTTAAGCACATTGACGAAGCGCTGACATTTACAGCAGAAGCACTGAAGGCTAATGGCCCAGAACAGGAACGCATTGAGCGTAACCTCAACTTTTTTAAGGAAGTAAAAAATGCATCAGCACACAAGCAGGGTAAGTAAATGGGGAATGGATGACAAGTTCAATAGTGTCCCTGTTGAATACGATTGCGCAGAATGCGGCGAGATTAGTGCCACCCCATTCGTTTATGAGGAGACACCATCGGACCATACTAAGCATAGTGAGTATGTTGATACTTGCTTTGCTTGTAAGGTAAGAACGCTAGAACTCAACACTGGCGATGCTGGCAGAGCAGACGCAAAGATGTCCCAGAAGAAATGGGACAAAGAACTTTATGCATATGAAGATGCACGCAAGCAAGGTATCCAACCAGCGGGTACATCTATGGCTCAGATTCAAGCAGCCTATCAAGCAAGCGACACTCTTGGCGCAGCGTACAACGCTGACGTCATGCCAGCAACAGACAAGATAACTAAGTCTTCAGCCGAAGGCTTAAAAGCGACAGGGGATATCTAATGGCAACAAGGAAAATCACACCAGCCATCAAGAAGAAGGCTTACGCTGCTGCAGAAAAGGCAGAGCCAAAGGCCGAGAAGGCTAAGGAACTTAAGAAGGGCCTCAAGTTAATCAAGGGTGGTAAGAAGTAATGGCAGCAGCAAAGAAGGGCATGGGCTTCGCCGCAGCGCAGAAGTCAATTGCCAAGAAGCAGGGAATTCCAATGGAGCGTGCTGGAGCAATCCTCGCAGCAGGTGCTCGCAAGGCAAGCCCAGCAGCAAAGAAGGCTAACCCAAATCTTAAGAAAGTCTTACCAGCAAAGAAGGGTAAATAACATGTGCGTAGAGTGCGGTTGCAATGCAACAATGATTGGCAAGGCAAGTGACAAACTAACTGGCAAGCCAACAAAGGACCAGTACGGTTCATATGAAGGCGTCGGCGGAACTAAGTAACTAACAATTTGAGAAGGGTCTGACATGGCATTAACAGATGGCAGGACTGCAGTCTATCATTTGAATCGTCTGGCTGGAACATTAATTAACGATGTACCCCAGTATGACTTCAATGGTGCTGCAAATATCTGGGCTTTCAATGTAACGGGTAAAAGATACAGCCGTGGAATTGATGCCTTAAATCAGATTTACGCTTTCCGCAATGGCGGAAAGAACTATTACTACGATACTCCTGGTGCCTTTAATGCCATCGCTGGCACTGTAGGTCTTGGCGAGGCAGAGGCAGCAAGAAGGATTACATCGTGACAACCTTTATTGATATCATCAATGAAACAAACCTAGCCTTGACTGGTTACACAAACCGTCAGGACCAGGCTACGTATCTCACTTTTCCAATGGCATCAGATGATTTGTCTTTTACTGTTGCTGATGGAACTGTTCTTACTCGCGGCTTGGTTGAAATTGACGACGAACTTATCTGGGTAGATTCATTTGACCGTAATACAAATACGGCAACTATCCCCGCATATGGTCGAGGGTTTCGTGACACAACTGCACAGTCCCACACCGCTGGTACTCGTGTAACTATCGCGCCTTCCTTTCCGCGTAGTGTTATCCGCCGAAACATTAACCTCGCTATTGATGCAGTCTACCCAGATTTGTTCGGTACCTTCTACACAACCTTTACCTGGCAGGCAGCCAGAACAACTTATGTCTTACCTAACGAAGCCATTGACGTACTCGGTGCTTCATGGCAGACCATCGGACCATCTCGTGAATGGCTACCAATCCGCCACTACCGTGTAGACCGTATGGCTAACCCAGCAACATGGGGTTCAGGCAAGACTATCTCTATTCGTGAAGGCATCATCCCTGGCCGTCCATTGATGATTACCTACACCAAGAAGCCAACAACCCTTCAGTACGACACAGATGATTTCACAATGACTGGACTCTCTGAGTCAGCCCGTGAAGTAATCATTCTCGGCGCAGCCTACCGTACAGCGATGTACCTAGACCTTGGCCGTGTCCCAGCAGCAACCGCTGAAGCAGATGCACAGCAGGCTAATGACCCAATCGGTTCAGCAGCCAACATCGGCAGAGTTCTACAACAGATGTACCAGCAGCGTTTGCTTGTGGAAGTACGTCGCCTTCAAGAGCAGTACCCACCTCGTACCCACTACACCTCCTGAGGATAGCCAATGCCACAACGTTATTACAGCGCTACAGCGCAAGATACAACCATCAACGGAAATATCAACTCATCCGTTACCAGCATTATCCTTAGTGCGGCTGTTGGTTTCCCAACCAACTACCCATTTATTCTTGCCCTTGACTACAATGCAGCATCTGAAGAACTGGTCAAGGTTACAGCCAAGACAGCAACAACTACTTTTACTGTAGAGCGTGGCTACAACAGCACAACCCCACAGGCTCACCGTACTGGCGCCGTAGTGCGCCACGTAATTTCAGCACAAGACATGACAGATATGCAGGCGCACTTTGATGCTACTTCAAATGTTCATGGCGTTTCAGGTCAGATAGCAGCACTAGATGATGTAACAGGTATCGCGTTCCTAACAATGGGCGCTTAAACAAGCAAAGGAAAATAAATGGCAAGTGCATATAAAGTGCTTGGGCAAGCAGTCCCAGCAGTAGTAACAGCGGCGGGTGCGTCGTCAAATCTCACAACTCTGTATACAGCACCGTCTGCTACATCAGCAGTTGTATCTAGCGTTACCATCTGCAACCAGTCTACATCGGCTCAGACATACCGTGTCTCAGTCCGTGTGGCAGGAGCAGGCGATACACCAAAGCAGTACCTTGCCTACGATGTGGTTCTCGGTAGCAACGCTACAGATACCCTCACTTTGGGTCTAACCCTTGCAACAACAGACATCATCTCAATTGCAGCATCATCAGCATCTGTCTCATTCAATGCTTACGGAAGTGAGATTTCCTAATGACAGTTATTCGTCACCCCAATAACCAGGGTGTGACACTACAGCAGTGGCGTAAGACCGCTGCGGGTGGTGAAACATCCCTATCAGGTACTGATGACTTCAGTGCTGCACTTGCCTACACCGTTGGTGCTGAGCAAGTCTTCGTTAACGGTGTCCTTATTGAGCGTGGCGTGGATTACACAGCCACCACAGGAACCACCGTCACAGGGCTTACAGCCCTCGTAGCAGGCGACATCGCAACCGTCTCTAGCCCATCAGCCTTCAACGTGGCTAACGCTATTCCAAAGGCAACTGTCACCGCTAAGGGTGACGTTATCGTTGGCACTGGCGCTTCAACCGTCACCAACCTCGCAGTAGGCGCTGACGGCACAACACTCGTTGCAAACTCTTCCAGCGCAACAGGTGTTGCTTGGGCAGGGCCAACAGTCACGGCTGGCAAAAATGCAGTCATCAATGGCGCTTTTGATATTTGGCAAAGAGGCACATCATTTTCAATCGGTTCTCCTTCAGTCAGTTATACGGCAGACCGTTTTGGTCAAACATCAAGTGGCACTGTTGCTTTTACCCAATCTCAGGTTGCGTCAGGTTTAACTGGTTTTAGGTATGCTCTACGCAACCAACGCAATTCAGGGCAAACAAGCACAAGCGGAATGTATCTTGGACATAATCTTGAAACTTCTGAATCTTTGCGTTTTGCTGGTCAGACTGTAACCCTTTCATTCTATGCTCGCGCAGGTGCTAATTACTCAGCCGCCTCAAATGCTTTGAATGTTTACCTAGCCTATGGCACAGGAACAGACCAAAATATTTTATCCGCAGCACTTACGGGTCAAACCGCAATTGTAAATTCATCTGCAACCCTTTCAACTTCTTGGCAGAGATTTTCATTTACTGCGGCAGTTTCTTCATCAGCAACTCAGTTGTCTTTTTATATGTACGAAACACCAACTGGTACTGCTGGCGCTGCTGATTATTTTGACATAACTGGTATCCAACTGGAAGTTGGCTCAGTCGCAACTGCCTTCTCCCGCGCTGGCGGAACACTTCAGGGGGAGTTAGCCGC